CCGCGCAATGCGTCACCGCGCACCCACCCGCGAACAAATCGTAAAAGTTTTTTCGCCTTGGGAATTGCTTAATCACCCATTCCGCGATCTGATTCTTGCTGCCCTTATACGGCGCTCCCCATCTCATAAGCCGCCGCCAAAATCCAGCTCCGGCTGCGGCAAGCCTTCCTGTCTTTTTCCTAAAATGAAGTCGCAAATAAAATTCCGCGCGTAGTCTGGGCTAATCATCGACCGCTCCTCGGAACAAAGCCCGGCGTGCCCCCCCCCCCCTTCGCGTAATGCTTTCCGGGAACGGCGGGATGTTTCTTCCACAAGCCTATCCCGACAGCCTCAATGTCTTTTGTCGGCGTTTGTTGCAAGCTCAATCCGTTCGTCGGCTCGCAATTCACAAACCAATAGGCCGTCGGCTTTTTGAATTTGTCGCCACGTTTCGTTCTGTCAAAATCAATCAAGCTGGGCTTTGCGAAAAAAAAGTAATTCGTGTAGTTGACGACGCTATAAGGATTTTCCATCACGAACCGCAAGCCCCGTGTCTCCGCCGCCGCGAAAAGCTTCAAGCATTTTTGATAAAAAAAATAGCGGTCGTCGCTTTTCTTTTTCAAAAGCTCGTAAATTCGGCGCGTCGGCATTTGCTTTCTTCGCCATTGTTCCTGTGCGGAGCGCTGATTGAATTCCGCGATGTTGCAAAAGTGGATGCAAGGGAAAAATGCCAAAATAAAATCGTCATTTGTCATGTCGTCAAAGATTGATTTCTCGCCTGTCCACGCCTTTTCTATTTCGCCGAACAAGTCAATCACAAAGTCAGTCTGTCCAAAATGATTTTGTATGTCGTAGTCGTAAGCGTCTATTCCAAGTTTTTTGAATTCATTCTTGAATGTTCCGCTCTGCTCAAAAAGGCAATGGACTTTTCCTTTGATTTCCATAGCGGCATTTTCGCGCGCGGAACAATTCGCCGCTATGACTTTTTTTTATACCTTGCTTTTTTATTCTTGACAAAAAAAATTTCTTGCCTTATATTTTGAAAGCGTGATTGTTGTTTTCCTTTTCGCATGGAAGGCATAAAAGCTCCGCGCCGCCGCAACTCCACGGCGGCGTTTTTTTTGAGGCAAAAAATGAACGTCAAAGTCGTTTCGTCGTTCGCGGCCGCGATGGCCGATTCAAAGAAGTCGATACTCAAAGCGTCAAAGAACACTGTCAACATCGTCGCCGCGATCGCTCGCAAGAATGCCATGCAAAACATTCAAGGCTCGTTCACGCTTCGCAACAATTTCACTGTCAACAGCGTCCGCTTCACTCAATGCCCGCCGGGAGCCGCCCGCTTGCAGGACGTAAAAAGCCAAGTCGGAATCACCGAGCGAGCGGGCTACATGGAGCGCCAGGAAAAAGGCGGCGTAAAAACAGCCGGAAGAAAAAACCTTGTCATTCCGACAACAAAAGCTCGCGGCGGCTCAAACGCTGGAAAAGTTCGCCAAAAATATTACTATTCCCAAGTGGCCAAAAACCTTGTCCACGGCTCGACAAAGTTCAAGAGCCATAAAGCCCGGACAGTCGCGCAAGCCGCCGTCGCGGCCAAAACAAAAAAATTCATTCGCCGCAATGACGCCATTTTTGCCGTCACAAATTTCCGCGCGTCCAAGGGCCGCGTCCGCTTTCGCTTGTCCGAAGTTTTGAATTTAAAACACAAGTCCACAATCACGCCAAAAAAAGAATGGCTCCAGCCCGCCGCCTCCGCCGCCGCCTCTGAAATGCAAAGCATCTACAATTCTGAAATGGCCAAACTTTAAAAAACAAAAAAGCCAGTTGTAAAGTAAAACTTAACAACTGGCCGAAATTTAAAAAAAAATATTTAAAAAAAAAATTTTGAAAAACCATTGACAATTCAAACAACATGCGCTATATTATAAACTGTAAACGGGAACGGTTGCTTGGAGGATAAAAATGTATTCCTACGGAAATTTAGAAAATGATGAAATGGATTTACTTTATTTAGAATCCAAAGAAATAAAAAAACTTCAACAAGAATACAATCGCGAAGCGGAAAGGCTTGCGGCGCAAATAAACAAAAAATATTCGGGCAAAATTCTTACAAAAGAATTAATCGCCGCCCGCTTCCTAGAAATTCAAAAAGCAAAAAAAATGATTTTAGACCCAATTCTCGACAGGATTTTATTTCTTGAACTTAATTCGGCATATCCAATACAACTTGAAATCCACACCAACACAAATCGGGGGCCAATCCAAACCCAGCCTTTGAAAAAATAATCACGCCAACTACTTACGTAAGTAGTCACTCCGTGGCCCGATAGAACGCTTGCGTCATCGCCGCGTAATTCCAAAAGGCGCGCCAGTCAAGCCAACGCAAGCCCAGCTCGTGCCTGCAAATATCGTCCGCGAAAATTTCAAGCGCCGCTTTGTTGTAAACGCGCGTGTCAAAGGCGTGGTTGGCCGCTCCGAATTTCGCTTTCCAAATCGTCTTCAAGTAGCGGCCCGTCCACTTGTCAACGACTTCAACCTTTTCTTCCGCCTCATACATTTTGAAGTAATCGTCGCCGAAGTCTTCGGGAAAATTCGGATACCACGGCGGCTGCAGCTGGCCGTCGTTCCACATCAAGCGGTTCATTTCGTTCGCAATTCTATCTTTCATCGCGCCGGTGTTGATATGATACGCGAGCGGAAGTCCAATCTGCTTTAAAGTCGCCGGAGCGAAAAGTTGGTAAGTCGCGCCGTCCTTAATCCAGTCTTGGCCTTTGCAAGCGTAAACGCCGGCGCTAAAGCGAGCGCAAAAAGCATAGACCCAGCTTGTGTAATGGCCGCTATCGACAAGCGTAATCATTATGCGATACATTTTTTTTCCGTCGTCGCTCATAAATACGCCGTTGGTTATTATCTCGGCCAAAGCGTCCCAAGGCCCGCCGAATTGTTCCGTTGAGCCTTCAAGCCATTTAAAGTCAATCGACCAGTTGCGGCCGCCTTCCGTGTAGCCGACAATATCCAAGTAAAGGCCGTTTTTTTGAACGTCAACGCTGGCCGCTAGCATAAGGACAGGGCCGCCGCAATCGCGCTCCGCCATTCTGTTTGGAACAATCCCGCGCGCGAATCCAAAACGCCTGTAACGCAAGGCCCGCTCGTATTTGACTGTTTCGTGCTGCTCAATGAACGGCAGCCCCTGCTTCAAGTTGCGGAAGGCTCGGTATTTTTCCAAGTCTTTGACGCGATTGTTTTTAAAATCCCAACATTCCGCCCATTCCAATACATAGTCTTCCCAGCTGAACATTCCAGGCGGATTGTAAAGCGCCGTGATATGATAGCTCTCCGCGTCGGGCCGCGCGGGCTTGTCGCAAGTTGCCCGCCACTCGCCTTTGCTTATGATGTCGGCCTTGTCGTAGTTTTTCATTACTTGGCCGCAAAAGCGGCACTTGTAGCCGACTGTTTCAAGCATCGGCCTAAAGTCCGCGTCGTTTTTCCAAACGATGCCGCCAATCTGCTTGCCCTTGTCGTGCTCGTCCCATACGGCCCATTCAAGCCGCTGCATCCCGCCGCAATGTTTGCAAGGCACATAAAAATATTTTTGCGTGCCCTGCAAAAACAAGCGATTGATTAAAGACGTGCTTTCCTCTTTTGGCGTTGAGCCGATGACAAGCTTTGAATGGTTGGCGTATGCGTCTTGCCTTGACCGCAGCAAAGTGAACACGTCGCCCTCGCCTTTTATTTTTGTCAAGAGCGCGTCGGCTTCGTCCGCGAAAATAACCTTGTAGGAAAAGTTTCTAAAGCGGTTGCCGCTTCCGCCGCCGTAAACTCGGAGCGAACCGCCCGGATATTGCTTGTGTAGTTTTGTGTCGCCCGTGTCTTTGGCCCCGCGCGCTTTTTTTGTTTGGCTTCCGATAAGCGGACGCAAGCCGCAATTGTCAAGGCAGCTTTCCAATTTTGTCTGCGCGTAATCGGTGGCCATCGTTCCGTCCGGCAAGTAAAGCGCCTGCTCTTCCGGCTGGCTTCCGATGTAATACATCATGCCTGGCTCCAATACGCCGGTAGTATAGCCGCACTGGTTGCCCTTCATAACGAAAATGTATTTAATCGGGTCGGCCGGTGAAAGCCTGTTTACGATTTCCACAAAATACGGAAATTTTTCATAACTGAATTTTCCCGGAAACGGCGAAAGCGACTTGTCGATGTAGCGGACTTTCTGAATGTATTCCGATGGCAATTCATACTCGCGCTTGTCAGTCAACCGCGAAAATTTTTCGACTAGAAAATCAATGTCAGAGTTTTTAATTGCTGCCTGCAAATTATCGTTCCTGCAATTCCGCAAGCTGCGCCTGCAATGATTCCGCGACTTGCTCTTGTTTGTCGTATTTGCCGCGCAAGGCGTTTAGCTCGCCGATGATATGCGTTTTGGCTCCGCTTATGCACTTTGTCAAATTGTCCGACAAAATCCGCATGACTGATGTTCTGCAATCGTTCCCGCCCGCAAGGCTTGTCGCAATAACTTGATCGCAAACAGCTTCCGGCACGTCTAGCAACTGATTCATTAAGCTGTCAACGTAGCCAAAAAATCTTTGAACGACAAAATCCTTTGGAATCTGAATCATGCGCCGCTCTTGCGTCCTTTGTTCCCGTTCGTCGGCCACGCTCAAATCGCGCTGTATTTTTGAAAACTGCTCAATATTGTCCATCGTTCCGAACGTTCGCAAAAGCTCCGCGATTGTCATGTTCATTACAAGGCGCGGCTTGTGTTCGCTGGACTTGACGGCGGCCCGCAATTCCGCCCCGGACTTTCTGCCCGCGTCGGCAATGGTCCCGTCCGCGTCCATGCCAAAGTCAAGGCCGGTTTTTTTTTCGTTGGTAGATGCAGCCGACGAAGGATTTAAAAAAAATTTCGTTTCCGCGCTACCTTCCTGGCCGCCAAAAGTTTCTTCCGGCGGCAATTCCGCAGCTGAAGCGTCCAAAGTCGCGCCTTGGGCCGCAGCTTCAATGCTTTGCATTTCCAGCCGGGCCTTGAGCTTGGCCTGTTTGCGCTCCAGGTAACGGCGATTGACTGGATTGTCGGTGTCAAGCTTTTTGCCGCTGTTTTTTATGAGCGTTCCGTTTTTTATTTTTTTTGAAATCGCCATCGGCGACACGCCGCACATCCTGGCGAACTCCGAAGCCGTCACTTCCATAACTTACAAGAATACAATTTAAACTTTTAATTGACTATGACTTTTTTTTATACCTTTGTTTAAACTTTGCACGCGATTTACTCGGCGCGCCCGCCGCCGAATAATTGCATACCCCGTAGGGGGCCGCCCAGAACCTAAAAAGCGTAACACTCCGCAAATCTTGTAACACAGAAAAGCCGATTTTCCCATTTATTTCACCCATAAAAAAATATTTTTAGCCCAAATTTAGCCCAAAAAAAATTTTTTTTGGGTGTGTCAATGCCAAAAACTAGGTTTTTATGTTACATGTTACATTGTTTTATTTTATTTAATTTTATATCATATAAAGAATTAAACAATTCTGTAACAAACAGAATGCGAAAAAAAGCCGAAAAACGCGGTTTTTCAAAAAAATTAAACCTGCGCCAAAATTTTTTTTTATTTTTTTAAATTTGACGCCGCGATTTAAACTTTTTTCAAAAAATTTAAAAAACCGCTTGACAAAATCGAATTTATATAATTAAAATAATTATATGAAACAGAATGAGGAAAGAATCAACCGCCCGGTCACGGTCAACCTTACGCAGCAAGAATATGCGTTTGTAAAAAAGGCCTTGCCCGACGCGAGCTTGAGCCGCCTCTTGCGGCGTCTTCTGCTGGAGCAAGTGAATTATCCAATGCCCCAGCCCCAAAACTAGATCAAAAAAATCCCGCCGGGGGCGACTTCCTATGCGTTATAGGAAGTAAAACCGGGCGGGGCTTGGAGGACAAATGGCCCGCTCAAAAGCCGTTTTTGTTGACAACATTCTCTACAAGTCGCTTTTTCAAGCTGCAATAGAGAATGAATTTTCGGCGAACTTTTATCGTCGATTCAAGAAGGCCAAGGGCCAGCCGTTCCGATTCAAAGGCCATTCCGTCGTGGCGCTTTCTTTTTTGGAATCGCTCAATGCAAAAAAGCGTAACACAAAAAAGATTTTAAAAATCGCCACGGCGGCGGCGGAAGTCCAAATCCACGGCTTGACGCTGGAACAAATTAAAGTGCTCCAAACGCAAATACTGTGCGACAACTTTGTTTGCGAAATCATAGAGCCGCCGCCAAAGACCGGCAAGGAGCGGCCCATGACATAGAACGCGGAAAAAAACAATCACAAACAAACCAAACGAATTAAGGAGCTTTTCATGACAATCACAATCACGAACGGAAAAGGCGGAACAGGAAAAACCACCTTGAACATATTCCTCGCGCTTTGGCTTTACCAGCGCGGAAAAAAAGTCTTATTGATTGACCTTGACCCCAACTGCTCATTGAGCGAAGTTGTTGGCAAGGTTCTACAAGAACAAAATTCAAAAGTCCTTTTGACGGGCCGCCCGGTTTTGCCCTACTCGCTCAAATCCGGCGAAAACGGCGGAAAGCTTGACATTCTGCCAAGCGACCTTGACTTGGATATGCTGGCCAACATCACGGATATGCAATTAAAGACCCAGCTCAAAAAACAGGGCTTCGCCGCTCGCTACGATTACATCTTAATCGACCCGCCGGGAACTTGGAACGCGCAAACACGCAACGCCGTCTTTGCAGCCGAAAAAGTCATCGTCGTCGGTAAATGTTCGCCGTTGGATTTTGCGGCGACATCAAACTACATTCAAAAGCTTCAAGACTGCTGCCTTGACGCGGACGTTTCTGTCGTTTGCAATTCTTACAACGCGGCCAGCGATCCGGACGGAATATGGCCCCGCTACCAAGACACTTTTGGCGACTTCCTGTTAAAGGAGCCGGTTCCAAAAATGAACAGCTTAAAGCGTCTTATGAACAATCCGGATTATCACATCCGCGCGGACTTGGCGGAGCGTTTAATGCCCTTCGTCAACGCCGCCACAAAAATCGAAGGCTAGGGGGAAGAAAAATGATGAAAACTATCAAGATTGACAAAACCCGCTCTTGTTCGGTAGATACGGAAAAGACAACTATCTATCCGAGTGTGGAAGCATGGCAAGCGGAAGCGGAAAAACGCTTTGGAAAAGATTATATGAACTGGAAATTCCAGTGTCCGATGTGCGGACACGTTGCTTCTATTGCCGATTTCAAGGCCGCAGGAGCAAAATCGCCAAATTGCGCTTATCAAGAATGTATTGGACGATACACGGGTAAAGGCAGCCCCAAAAAAGACGATTCATCAGGATGCAATTGGGCAGCATACGGATTATTCGGCATACCGAATGGAAAAGGTGTTTTCGTTATGACAGGCAACGAAGACGGCAAAGAAATTTTTGATTTTGCGCCCACCCAGGAGGCCACAAAATGAAATTGCCAAACACAAACGCAACGCACTTAAAAATCCCATTGTCGCAAATCCGCGAGACCGGGAACGTCCGTAAAGACTACGACGCGAATGGAATCGCCGAGCTTGCCGAATCGATTAAAAACAACGGCCTTTTGAATCCGCTCACCGTTAAGCCCGGCCAAGACGACGAAAACGGAAACAAGACCTACGAGCTTATCGCCGGGCATCGCCGCCTTCGCGCGTATCAATTACTATGCGAAAACGGCGACGACTTTAGCATGGTCGAATGTTGTATCCGCCCTGGAAAGAAAATCGTTCTGCAAATGATTGAAAACATCCAGCGGCAAGACATAACGCCGCGCGAAAAGGAAGAAGCCGTCAAAGCGATGCTTGCGGAAGGCTACACCCAAAGCGACATCGCCCGCGAGCTTTCAAAGCCCATCGCCTGGGTTTCCGATATTGTTGCCGGAACGAAAGTCCGCGAAGTCGCCGACAAAAACGACATTGACACCGACGGCATCGCGACCAAAACGCTTTCGCAGCTCCGCTCAATTCCGGCCAAAGACTTGCCCGCCAAAATCAAAGAGCTTTCAAAGCGCGGCGGAACGTTCCGCGAGGCCACCGAAATAATGAACAAAGCCAAAGGTCGCCTGCGTGTTCCAATCACTACTAACGTAAGTAACGACGACGACATTGAGGCCCCGGACATTGTGGAAGAAAAGCCCAAAAAGAAAAAGGCCGAAAAAAAGCCGCGCCGTTTTAACATCTATGTCAAGCCAAACAATAGGCTAGACATGATGGGGGCTTTAGGCCAGTTAAAAGTTTACATCCAAGACCTAGAGCTTGGAACTAAAATCTGTGTCCAAGCCGGAAACGACATCGCGGATGTTTCTAGCATAATTTACGAGCCGGAAAACAACCGGGTTGTCTTCCGCTCTTTGGACAGCGTTTTTAACGGCGGCAAAAAATGAAAGGCGACTGGGTTTACATCAAGAGCGAAGTGCTAAAGCAAGAAATCGCCTACGACAAAAACTCCGGCTGGCTCTTTTGCAAGGACGGCGTTCGCTACAGCCCCGCCGAAATTGCAAGGCTAAAAAAGCATAAGGACGCGGACTTTCCCTTCGCCGTCCACTTGCTGAAAAAATACTTTGACGGCGAGCTGATGCAAGCCGGAAATTAAAAACTACAGGGGGGGGGCTTTCCAATAAGGCAAAGCCCTTCCCCGCTTGGAAGAAAAAATGCGAAATTACGGAACGGGCAAGCTGCCCTTTGACAAATATAAAGACCGCCTCATCGACTATTTCAATATGCAAGGCGTTCAAGTCCGCCTTGGCGAAGTCGGAAAATGCCCCTGGCATGAGGATTCAACGCCGTCCTTTAGCGTGTTTAAAGGCGACGACGGAACGCCCGCCTTTAATTGCTTTGGCTGCGGCCGGGCGGGCGACATTTACAAAGCCGTCGAATTCTTTACAGGCGAAACAAGCCCAAAAAAGCAATTTGAGGAAATCGACCGCATTTTTGGCGCGGGCCTTGGCTCGTCGCTCCAAAACTTGCCGCCGCCAAAACCGACAGAGTCGCAAGAGCCGGAATTCAAGCCCGACCCCGCCGCGCTCCAAAAATTCACCGAATGGCTGAAAAGCCAGCCAAAGGCGAGCGAATACATTTTGGGCTATTTTGCCCAGCGCGCGCAGGCCAAATCCAGCGGCCAAATATTCCAATACCCCAAGGACATCTTGCGGCGGCTCGTAACATTTTTTTATTGGTATCCGGGCAAGCAAGCCGCCGAAGCCGCGCTAGGAAAAGCGGCGCTTTTTGCCGCTGGCGTTCCCTACGCCAAGCGCGACGAAGCCCTGCCGCTTGAACAGCGCAATATCGCCTGGTGGCATCCGGGCGTTTTGGCAAAGTCGCCGGAAGGATTCAAGCTGCTTTTCATGGACGGCATTGAATCAAAGAAAATCAATCCCCGCTCCGGCGTGTCATATTTTCCGATTCCTGGCGAATTGCCGCAGGAAAAGCCCGTCGTCTTGCTTGAAGGCGAAATCGACGCGATTGTTTGCCAAGCCGCCGGAATTGCCAACGCCTATTCAATGGGCGGAAAAGGCGGCTTGACCAAGGCAAGAATTCAAAAATACATAATTCCCAAAAACATTCCCGAAATTATTTTGTTCGCCGACGCGGACAAAGACGGCGGAAGCCAAAAGAAATTTGGCCTTATGCCGATAACCGCCGCCGACCATATCCGCGAGACTGTCCCCGAAAACTTAATAAAAATGGGCTACAAGGGAAAAATCAAAGTCACCGTCCTGCCCGACGATTGCGGATTCAAAGACCCCGACGACGCAATTCGCAACGGCCGCTTTGACTTAGTGAAGGCCGCGATCCAAAACGCCAAAGACTACGAAGCCCCGCCGCATGAAATGCCGTCAAGGGCCGCAGCCAACGTCCAAAACGGAGCGACCCCAAGCGGAATGCCCTTCGATAAGCTCTACACGGAATGGGAAGACATTCCGCTAAAGTTTTTCCGCTCGTTCCTTAAAAAAATTAAATACGAAGACTTGACCAACGAAGAAGCCGCCGATTTTGTCCAAGCCGCCGCGCTTGGCTGCAAGGAACTTTCCGAAGTGCCCGACTTGGAAAACTGGACGAACGGCGAATTCACGCAAAGCCAAATCCGCGAGGCCGCGAAAAACAAAGACGGCGTTAAGCCCTTCGCCTTAATCACAATCGCCGCCCGCCACAATGTAAGCGACTACATTCTAAAGCGCTTGGAAGAAATATTAGTCCCGGCCACCGAGCTTTTGCGAATGATTGACCCCATTCCGACAATCCTTCCGATTGACTATGAGAAAATGGCCGATTCAAAGGACTTTCAATCGTTCCTGCACTTTTGCGACAACGCCTTCGCAGCCTACGTTTTGGCCAAAGCCTTAAAAGGCAATATGCTTTACATCGACACCGAAGAAGCCAACTTTGTCTTTAACGGCAATTACTGGGTTCGCGTTCCAAGCATCGCAACCGAAGCCCACGCCGCTTTGACAAACGCGCTGCTTGTCTACTTGCGGAAAAATCCGCGCGATAAAAAAATCGTCTTGGACTGCATTAAAACAATCGGCTCCAACTCGTTCCGGCAAAAACTTTCAAACGACCTTAACAAAAAGCAAGGCTATTTTTACCACGACGAAAAAACCGCGCCGATACTTTTTGACAGCCACCCCGTCCGAGAGACGCTCACGCTTTTGGACGGCGTTTTGGACTTTAGCGGCGACAAAATAAAATTCCGCTGTGGCTTGCCGGAAGAATACCGCTTGATTCCGCTCCCCTACACCTGCAAGCAAATACGCCAGGCGATGCCGCCGGAGTTTTTCCTTAAAGCTCTTGACTTGGACTTTAACAAGCCCAGCGAAGAAACGCTGAAAAAAAATCCGACGCTCACAAAAGACACTTTGCTTTATTACTTGTCGCTGATTCCAAGCCGCAACTGTTCAAAAAACTATTCCTGCTTTATGACCGGGCCGGGCGGAACGGGAAAGTCCACGCTCATATCGGCGATTCAAAAAATATTTTCAAACGAAAACATTGCGCAGCTAAAGGCCACGATTTTGATTGCGAAGAAAAAATCCTTTGACAACGAAAACGGCCCGACGCCCGAAATCGCCGAGCTTGAAGGAAAGCTCGCGTCAATAACGATGGAATTGCCGGAAGACGGCCGCCTTAATTCCGACCAATTAAAACGCTTGACAGGAAACGACCTTATTTCCGCCCGCCAGCTTCGCCAAGGCCTGCATAAGTTTTTGCCGACGGCTCAAATCATCATCGTCGGAAACGAATTGCCAAGCTTTTACAAGCACGATTCCGGCATCATACGCCGCTTGCTTGTTTTCCATTTCAATATTGAGCACGCCAAGCGCTCAAAGGATAAAGCATACAAGGCGCTATACAAAGATATTCCCGCCGATTCGTCAAAGATGGCCGAGCGCATAGCCGCCGAGGCTCCCGGAATCGTCAAGCTGCTTTGCGAAAAATACATCGAACTAAAGCAAAAGCACGACTTGAATATTCCTATATCGCAAGAGTGCGAGAACGCCAAGTCGCAATACATCGAAAACCAAAACAAAGACACGGACAAATTCTATGAAGCCTGCGTCCGCTTTACGCCAAGCGACGACAAAGCTTTTGTCTTTAGCCGCCAGCTCTACAAGTGCTATTTGAACTTCAACGGCTACCAGGAAGGCTCCAGCGAAGCGCTAAAGCAACGCAATTTCATTTTCTATCTAAAAAAAGACCACCCGGAACTTGGCGGCCAAAACTATTGCCAGCGTCGCCCAACGTCCGACGCGATTCCCGAATGGGGATTTAAATTCATATCATTCACGGAGGAAGGCCTTGAATACTTGAACAAGACAGAAGCGCAGCAAGGGCTGCCCAAAAACACCGAGCCGCCAAAGGACAACCCCTTTGACCAATTCCCGCCGCCGCCCCCCAGCGACCTAGACCCGCTCACCGACAGCGACGGCAACGACATTGATATTTTTTAAGGAGCGAAAAATTATGTTAAGTTATGCGGAAAACGACAAATACTTTTTGTCTATGGAAATGAGTGGAGGCGATTGCGTGATTTTGTTAAGAAGAAAACTTGACGAAAACCACGGGGAAAGAATCTACACTCATTATTGCAAAGAGCGGACGCAAAAAACGGACTTCGCGATTTATAACGACTTGGAAGAAAGAATCAAGTCCAACACTCTTACAGATGAGTATGTTCAAAAATTGAATTAACCGCCGGAGGATAAAATTATGATGGTATTGAAATGCGATAAATGCAAAAAAATAACTGATGCTGTTCAACGAACGTCGATTGAATGGGTTAGGTATATGATCGGCGATGAAAAACAAAATGCCCAACTACAACCTTCGTATTCCCATACGTTAGAACTTTGCCATGATTGTTTTTTGAAAGTTTCAAAGCCTTTTATGCCCTCGTTTGGAGATAAAAAACAATGCTAATTTTTATTCTAAAAAAATGCTGGTATGAAAAAATCGCCAGCGGCGAAAAGAAAATTGAATATCGCGAAGTAAAGCCCTACTGGACAAAGCGGATTAAAAACTTATTCCCGCCGGACTATGCGGCTAAACAAGAAGAAGTTTTTGGCGCGGCGGTATGGGGAAAATTTGACTGCATGGAATGGGGAAAACTCGTCCGCCCTCTCTGCCAGCTGCGCAAAGCATACACAAGCCAACGCATGACCGCCCGGATAAAAAAAATAGAAATCGTCTGCGGGTTGGGCACGGACTTAAAAATCGACAAGCCCGTTTACGCTTTTTATTTGCAAAACATAAAGGAGGCAAAATGAAACGCGCTAAAAAAAAGCCCTGCCCGTGCGTGGCTCTTGAAATGGACGAAAACGCTTGCGATGGCTGCGACAAGTTTGAAAGCGAAAATAAATTAAAAGAATGTAAAAAAGCTTACGGGCTGGACAAATTAAAACACTACATTATCAAAATTTTTGACGCGCTTACAGAAAAAAAGGAGGCAAAACAATGACTGACATCATCTTTATTCTAGCCGGAATTTTCGTTCCGATTTTTATTCTTGTCGTCGCCGTCGTATGGGAACACGAAGACATAAAATTTTATCAACGCCGCATTGATAACGAAAGACAACGGGCTGAATTTTTATTTAAGGCTTACTTAAAGTCAATCGGCTGCGAACCAAAGGAGTCATAAATGCATAATGAAGAAATGAAAAAAAAATATGTTTATGTTGTTAAAGAAAACTTTAAAGGTTTTTACAAACAGTATAACAACGGAAAAAGGACAACAGATTTAAGGCATTGTGATATGTTCAAAACTAAAATCGGCGCTTTTATTCATTATGCAAACGAAATCTGTAACGGCGCAAAAATAATCAAAGTCTTAAAACCAAGGAGAAAATAAAATGATTCAAATATTTAAAACAATTCCCTATACAATAACGCTGGAAAGCGGAAAGCAAATCGCCGAGCCGGAAATTCTTGTCGGAAAAATCCACGCCGAAAACCCCGACCGCTTTTTCGTCGGAGCCGTCTTTGACGATAAAGACAACTACAACGGCGAAGAAATATTGACCAAAGAAGAATTTTTTTCGCGCGTTCCCCACGCCTGCGTCGCTTTGCCGGAGCCGGACGAAGACGAAACGGAAGTCATGCCGGACAAAATCGACTTTGATTTTGTTGAGCCGGTGCATAAAATTTGCCGCAGCGTATTTATTTTTAACACCCGCTCATTTTCCAAAAAAAAAGCGTTTGACGCTCTAAAAGAAGTTTCAAACATAATCGCTGAAATTGGCGCCGCAGTTGCCAACGCATAGGAGACAGAACAATGACCAAATCAACGCTAATCGCAGCGATCGGAAAGCCCGAAATCTACACAAGCGCCAAAGGCCGCCAGTGCAAGGAAGTCTTTGTCTACGCTGGATGCTTCATCTTTGACCCAAGCCAAAAAATAAAGGACGACGACCCCTATTTCAAGGGCGCGTTTTTCCTAAAGTCGCGCAAAGGCCTAATATTGCAAGGCGAAACGACATTGACCAAAAAACGCTTCCACGAAGAAATGGAATCCTGGACGGAAGTTTTTTAAGGGAGGGGCTTATGACTTTTGAAGAATGGCTTGCCGAAACAGGCGAATCGGCAAGCGTAACGACACGCAAAAAAATGAAGGCCGCCTACGAAGCGGGCCAGCAAAACATAGCGACCAGCGTCCTTTGCTTGCTTGGCCAAGACCCGACCAGCTTCCAAACTTTGCTGGACGCGCTCAAAGCGGCGGACTTGTAGCGTATGCGAGACGAAAAAAAATCCGCTTGCAAAATATCGGACGACCAGCTAAAGCGCTTCGCCGTCTTTTACGACGCGCTGAAAGTCCGCCCGTTGGCGCTCCGTATGAATCGCAATTTTTAAGCGCGAAAGCGCAAGGAGAAAAAAATGAAAGTATACGCCGCCGGAAAAATAACCGGCCTGCCCCGCTCCGCCGTGCTGGAGAAATTTGAAAAAGCCAAGACGCTCTTGGAATCGCAAGGCCATGAAGTCTTTGTCCCCTGCGTCCTTCCCGACTACCCCGACGTATCGCGCGAAGACTACCTGCACATCTGCTTCGCAATCATCGACGTTTGCGACGCGGTTTTTTTCCTTGACGACTGGCACGACAGCCCCGGAGCGATCGCCGAGCTGAAACATGCCGCCAAAAAAGGCAAAGCGATACTTTGGCAAAAAGACTTTAAGCCGGAGGCCAACAAATGAGAATCTACATAGACAAATGCGGCTACAACTTTAACAAAGCCGCCGCGACAATTGAAAAGGCCTTGACCTTTACGGAAGGAAAATATTTTGACAGCTGCACCGCCTTGAAAAAAATAACAAAAGCGTCGCTTGCCTTGTATGAAATGGCCAACGCCATCTACGCCGCCGCCGAATCCCAGCGACAAAAAGGAGCCGAAAATGAGAATAAGAACATCAGACGTTGACTTTGATTTACTTGCCGCCGCCAACAAAATCGACAAATGCTTGGCCTTCGTTGAAAAGGCGGACTTCGATTTTCACGAGGCCATGTTTAATTTGCTTGTCGCCGCAAAGACAATCAATGATATTGCCGCCGCCCTAGTTAATGCTGAAATGAATAAGGCAAGTCAATCGTGAAATCTTCCACGCAAACGCCCCTAGAAACGCTCCAGGCGCGTTTTTTTGAAAAAAACGACATAACACCCGCCGGGGGCTTTCCACCCCCAAAAAACGCCGATTTTGGCCAATCCGCCGAAGTCAAAACTACTTACGTAAGTAGTGGCGGCCTCTTGCGTCCAGTATGGAAGCGCGAGGAACGCCGGGGCCGCGACGTGATCGCCATCGTCGTCGTTGACGTTGGCGGCGGTTATTCCTACATTGTCCAAGCCAAAATTGGAAGCCTCGTCCGCGCGGCCTTCCCGCACCAAGTCCATGCGCGCTACCCAACCGTTTGCGCGGCCCAAGACGCGGCCATTAAACAGCTGCACGAATGGGCAAAGAACGCGCCGCAAACAAAAGCCCGCCTCAAACGCTTTGATTTAAGCCTTTGCGGCCAGCGCGAGCTTTTCCCGGAATTGGAATCGCAGGCGTAACGCCGCCCGCCTTGTGTTTTCTGCTTTGCGCCAAGGCGTTCATATAGCAAAGCCTGTAATCTTCATTCATGGCCATTAAAAGCGCGTCGTGCGTGTGCTGATTGTCATAAGCCGTCGCCGCGATTTTGTCGGTCAAGTCGCGCAAAAAATTGACGGCGGCCAAGTCGATGGGCTTGTGAATCACGCGGGCCGCCAACGCCCGCTCCCGCTCTTGTTCTTCTACATAGCGGATTATAGACTGGCAAGCGGCCACGATTCCCATTCCCGCTTGCGAATAAACGGAAGACGCGAGCGAGGCCCCGGCGTTCCATTCGCTTTCCCGCCTGTTTTCCTTCCGCCGTGTTTTCAAAAGCCGCTTTTGCAAATAAGCCTTGTTTAACGCCGCCGCCGTGTCAATGCGGCCCTTCGCCGTCTTTACAAGCCTTCCCCTTTTGACCGCTATTCCAATCGCCGCCGGAGACACGCCGCACATCCTGGCGAATTCGCTTTGTCTTACAACCATAGAAGCCCCCTTGCGCCGCAGCGCTAAAGCACAACAAAATGGAATTAAAACAATTTTGAATTGATGTAATCGCTCCGCGAAACGCCGCGCTCCCTCGCGGCAGCTTCCAGCATTTCCTTTTGAGCCGGACTGCAACAAAAGGAAACAGTCACCGCCAAGCCGCTCGCGTCTTTGCGCTTGCGTCCGGCGTTAGGCCTTGCCCCGCCGGAGCCTGGCTTTCGCTTCTTTTTTTCTTCCGCCATTTTTTTCCTTCGCCGCTGGATTGACAGTCCGGCGGCTTTTCTGTAGAATTATTTTAATTTCTACTCTTGTAGATTGCGGCTTTGCCGCTCCGCCCGGCCTACTGTCGTATTAAGGCCGGGCGTTTTTTTTTACACCACACGCGGCGCGCTGGACTTTTCCCAGTCGCGCAGCGGCTTGATTGTGTTTCCCGCGCGGAAAATGGGAGCCATGCTGTAGCGTTCCGGCATCAAGTATTCATCGCCGTTATCGTCTACATAAATTTTGGCCTTGCGGCGATTGCCGTAAATGTCCAAAATGTCGGCTGTCTTTGCAGTTCGACCAAAAACCTTGACGTCAAAAATGCAATTATGGTCGCCCAAGCTGCGCGCGTAAAGTGTTGTGTTCGCTTCAATTTTCATCTTTCTACTCCTTGGCGGCTGTCGTTCCGCCTTACAGTTAATAATATAACGCAATATTTTTGAATTGTCAATAGTTTTTCAAAATATTTTTTACTTTTTTTTCAAAAAAAACGCCGCCCAAAATCGGGCGGCGCTGCCTTTGTCAAGCTTTACCACAAAAGCGGTTTGTCGGATTCCAGCAAGTCGCGCAGCGGCTCATCGTCGCTGTCGCTTGCGTTAAAGTATTGAATTCTTTTTTCGTCCGCGTAGTAGAAAAATTGCCGGACTTCATTTTTAAGCTTTATGTCGTTCAAATTGTCCGCGTCAAATTCGCCAAGCGAACTGTTTTGCCCTTTCAATATAATACGAAGGCCGCGTCCCGTGTAAGCAAAACCGTTTCCCCGCTCCAAAAAATAAAGGCCAAAACAGCCGGAAAAATCCGCAGCGTTAAAGAACGCCGTCAAGTCCTCCCCGGTCACGCTTTCCCATTCATCCGCAGCAAGTGAAACAACTTGCAGCCAACCATTCGGCGTGTCGTTCCTTGAGCTATTGTTGTAATTGCGCATTAAAGGATTTCTTATTATCGCGCCATTATCAATGCCCGCCTTGAAATACTGGCGAGCGGGTTTTTCTTCCGCCGCCGTAGCGGTTGCCGCTGTCGATTGTTTGATTTCTTTGGCCGCTTCTTTTGCATTGTCGTTTTCGGCAATTAAGGAAACGCAAACGCAAACAATAACGCCCAACAAAAGCCAAACGCCAACAATCCACGCTAGTTTTTTCTTTGTCATGTTCAATTCCCCCTAGAACTATTGTTTTGAAATACTATCGAATTCAAGTTTTTGTCGCAAGTGCCAGGAACAACAATGCTTTAGCCATCCGTTCATGCTCGCGATAGAGCCTTTGTCGCTTTCTGACAAAACGCCAGCGGCCGCGATTTTTTTAAAACGCCTTTTGATTCTTTTGGCTGTGGACTTCCGCAATAAAATGTATTTCCCAAAATGACGATAACCGCAAAAGTCAACGCCCTGCTTTGTTTTGAATAAGTCGCATTTTGAAAATTCCAAGTCCAATTCTTCTTTAAGAAACGCTCGGATTTTTTCGCGGCAATCGTTTAAATATTTTTTGTCGTTGGAAAACAAAATAAAATCGTCGCAAAATCGTTCGTAATCGCCGCACTTCAATTCGTGTTTAATGTAATTATCCAAAAAAGAAAGATAATAATTACCGAACCATTGCGAACAATAATTGCCGATAGGACAATTCTTTCCGCCCGGAAAGCTGAAAATGATTCCGTCAACCAGCGCCATAAACTTCGCGTCCTTAATTTTGCGATGCAGCTTGTTCGACAAAATCCTTTGATTGATTGACGGATAGAATTTTCTTATGTCGCATTTCAAACAATAAGCGTTCCGCCGGACAAACTCGCTGCACCGACGGCTTGCCTTATGCTGGCCCCGACCTTCAATGCAAGCGTAAGTGTCTTTAATGAACGACCGAATAAAAATAGGCTTTAAGACGTTCATAACGGCGTGCTGGACAATTCTATCCGGGCAATAAGGAAGCTTGTAAATTATCCGTTCTTTCGGCTCGTGAATTGTCATCATTCTGTATTTAGAAGTTTTGAATTTGCCGCTCGCGCAAAGAAGCCGGACGCGCTCCAAGTTTTCTTTTTCATTGACTTTAAATCGCTTGACTTGTTTTTGGCTGCTTTTTCCTTTGATTGAATTCTTGTATGCCTCTTGAAAGTTTTCCGCGCTGATGAATTTTTCCCAAAGATGATTGACAGTTTTCATTTCAAAAAAATGGCGGCTTGACTTTTCGCTTTCGCTACCATGACAAGCCGCCGCTCCGCTTTGTGTTTTGGCTCATGCCAAAGAAACGGATTCAGCCGAGAGTAAGCCGTAAGGCATGGGAGTTATGCCGTTCACTTTATCCCGTATCGAACCGCGACCGCCGTTGTTCGAATTCACATTCGAGCGCGCGTTATTCGCATTCCGCGCACGCGAACCGCAAGACGACCTGTTGTCCCAATTGCCGCCCGCGATGAGCGCCGATTTTAAACCCGTTCCTTAAATTATTTTTCCCTACACGAAGGAATAATAATTGCCAACTTTCTTAACCGTCGCTTTGAAAAGCAACGGCGATTCTGTTTTGTCAAGGGCGGCCTTGGCTTCTTCCAGCTGTTCTTTCACTACGCCCGAACCGCTAAAGAAAACTTTCCGCGTTTTGTTAGCGTCGTCCGCGAAGTAAAATTGCACCTTGGAACAATAGCCGCAGCCCTTGTCTTTGTATTTGCTTGCGGTGATTTTAAAGCCGCATACGACGATTTCTTTGTTCAAAATTTCATCGACGCGGACTTTTTCGCCGTCCAACGCCGTGTCTTTTACCAAGCTTCCAATTTGCGGAATCGCGGCTTCCGTTTCCGCCATTTAAAGCCCCCGTATAACTCGGCTCGAACCGCGACCGCCGATGATCGAATACACATCCGAGCGCGCGCCATTCGCAGGCCGCGCACGCGAACCGCAAGACGACCCGTCGTCCCAATTGCCGCCCGCGAGGAGCGCGTAAGAAGCTCCATATGTTTGCCCAAAAGTGGCGTGACCGTCGTATGTAGACCAACCGCTTCCTCCGTTGGCTGACACGTCGCGCAACCACTGCCAAACGCCGCCGCATAAATCTTCGCCGCCGCCAGCGCTAACCATTCGCCGGCCGTTTGTGTCCACGTGGCCGCCAGTCGTTTGGATGGACGCTTCGGCAGTTCCTTGAATGGACGTTCTTTCATTGCTTCCTTGTGCTGCCGCTGTAAATTCATCGTCGTCTAACAGTCTTTTTCCAACCGTAAGCATATCGGCTTGATGATTTTGTTGCTGGCGGCTTCTAGTCGTTGACGCGCCGAACGCGCTTCTTGTTCCAGCTCCGCGACCCGATTGCAAATAAATGTCAACAGCGCAATCGACCTTCTTTTCATAAAACATTCCGTCTTCAATAAGCGTGTCGGGCCGCCAAGTCAAGCACCAAACGCTTTCCGGCAGAATGTCGCCAGCTGCAAAGCCCGCCAGCGGATGCTCGCAAACGATTTTGTCGTAATAAGTCTGTTGGACAACGGCGGTCACCGTCCTTGTATAAAATTCCTTAAAATCCGCGTCCGCGTCTGTATAAGGCTTGACCAAATAATCGTCGCCTACCACAATGCCGCTTGACGGGGCCGCAGCGTCTTCCATTTCCGTTCCGGACGCAACTGCGGCGCAAAGGGTGTGCAAGCGGCCAATGTATCGGCTTGCGTCTGAATCCGCGCTTTTCGTTTGGCTGGCCGATAAAGACCAAGAATCTTGATCGCCCACGCTGGCCCAATCCAAATAAACAAAATAGTCCTTTCCTGCCGCCGACAAGTAAGTTGACAAATCAAAGCTTGTGTCGTTGTCCGCTTGGAAAATATGATTTCCGACCTTTATGATAGTATGGGCTTTGATGACAAGCGATTTTTTGTCTTGCGGGTCAAAGCGCAGCCATCGCGGTGTCGGAGCCAACACGCCGCCGTGCGTGTCCAAGTTGCCCTGGGCTTCCAATCCGGCTACGGCGGCAATCAAAGCTGCAAGGTCGCCGTCTGAATAAGGCGTCGTCTCAATCCTTTTAGCAAGAGCGTTCCATTTTGTCAATTTGCCCGCCGCCATGTTCGCTTCGTCGTCGCGCGTCGCAATCGGTTCCGTGTCGTCCAAGTTGGCATAGTAATAGCGGTTGGGCTCGCCGCTGACAGCTCGCGGAGTTTTTCCGGCGGGAATTGTAACCGGGTCTGTCATATCCGGGTCGCTGTAGAAATTCACGCCGTCGCTTGAATAGACAAAAACAAGGTTGTAATTGCCGACGCGGGCGTTTCCGTTCCTGTCTACTACGACGGCAACGTCCTTCGTTCCGTCGGCAAGGCGGACGATGTAGCCGGAATATTCGTCAACGCCCAAAGCTCCGACCGCTCCGTCGCGGGTGACAATCAAATCGTCTTTTGTATAAATCTTTTCCGCGTGCGTTTCATACGATTCGCCGTCTTGAATGATGTCGCCCTCTACCTGGAGGGTTCCGTTGATGGTCGTTCCCTTGGCCGCAAGCGTTCCGTCAATGGAAACGTTTCCGCTAATCGCGCCGCCTGTTTTTTTGAAATAGGCCGCCTCGCTTGTTGCCCGCTCCGCCGTATTGTTGTCCGTTTGAATTTTTTCCAAAGCGCGAACAACGTCCGAAGTTTGGCAGTTTTCCGCGTCGTTTGATATGCCGTTCAAGTTCCCAAAAGCTTTGATGTAAAGCGCCTGCATCCAACCAATGCAGTTGTCGAACATTTTCTTTAGCCAGGGAGTTCCGTCCGTAGTGTCAACGCCGCTAGAATTAATGGCGCAACCGCCTGGATATTTAACAGGGTCGGTTCCGTAATAGTCTGAATAGTTTTCGTCAATCTTGAACATAATTTATCTCCTTTTCTTTAGTTCCTTAAATCCATTTAATAGCAAGCACGGCGACGCTTTGCACCGGCTTCATCCTTAAAATAAAATATTCGATGTAATTTTTATAAATCGCTGGGATTTCAATTCTCTTTACGTAAATGATAACGCCTCGGCTGTCGCGGACAACGCTTTCGCAAAGATAAAAGCAATAGCCCCACCAAGCCGGGTCGTTGGGAATCGTGTAGCTTGACGCGGTGTCGTTTCTAATGATTGTCGTTTCAAAGTCTCCGTCGCCGATTCTGTAGCCGCAGCAAGCTTTGCGGTTTCCGCAGCAAGCCGTTTCGTTTCCGCAAACCATAAAGTTTACGGCGCTAGGGCCACGTGGATTTCCGACGGGAATGTTTTCGACCAGCTGCAAGGACGGCCATACTTCCTGCAAAACTTGCCGCAAGAAAATCGCCGCTCCGCCGCCGTTGTTCATCTGCCACAAACCCGCCAAAGCGGCCCTGCGCAATTCCAATTCCGCTTGCGTGAAAACGACTTGAAAAACCTTTTCCCATCGTTCCGGGCTTCGCGTCGTTTCCGGAAAATAGTCAAGGTAAACGCCTTCGATTTCTTGCCGCAAGTCTTCCGGCAAAACGGCCATCGCCTCAAAAAGCTTTCTCATGTTTTTTTCTTGCGACAAATTCCAAGTCTGAGACGACGGCAGCAAGGAACGAATCGCGTCAAAAAAACTACTCCTCATATTCCACTCCGTTGACGTAAAGGCTTCCAAGGTCGCAAAGCTCGCCTTTGTCCAGCGTGTAGTTCGCGACGGTTTCTTCGTTGATAGAAATTTCAACCGTTCCGAATTGCGCCTTCAATCCTGTCGCGACAGAATTTGCGAGCGCAATCAAAGCGTTAGTCTGCACGTAATTCGTGCGGTTGTTGTCGTCGCTCAATCCGCGGATGTAAGGTTCGCGGCCAAGCAAATAGGTTTCGACGACGCTCTTGAATTCCCTTCCAAAGTCGGACGGGTCAACGCCGGTCACGCCTGTAACCGCAACGTCAACGGTGACGATTGAAACAGGCTTGACGTTCAAATAAGTTCCGTCATTGTTCGGGTCAAGAATGGCCGTCAAAGGCCTGCGGTTGGCCGCTCCCGTTTCGGGGTCATACGTGCAAGCCTCGCCGACGGCCACGCAAAGCTCGCGGCCTGGAACGCGGTTCGGGTAAACGTCCGTAGTTCCCGCGACATAAATTTCAACGTCGCCCGGTGAGTTTTCGCCGTTGTAAGGATAAGTCTGTAAAACGCCCGGAGCATCGAACGACCAAATGCGATAGTCCGACAGCGCGCCGCCTTGCGGCTGATTCGAGTATCTGTTGACGACGCGGGTTCTATAATGCGCTTCCGTTTCGTCGTCAATTCCCGCTTTTGTAGTGGAATCGACTTCCGCTTCTTGTTCAACAAAGCCCAGGGGGGATACAAACTTAATCGGGTCGCCGTCCGCAAGGTTTCCGACGGCCCCGGATTCCGAACAATAAACGGGAACGTCAACCGTTTGGCCCTCCGTCGTAACCGTAGAGCTTACGACGTAAACAAAGCCCGTGATGTCGCTCTTTAATTGCGTTCCAAGCATAATCGGCTCGCCCTCTCGGACGACCGTGACTTTGACGATTCCTTCCCAAGCCTGGCCGCTGGTTGGCTCTCCAACGCCGAAAAGGTTTCCAAGCTTTACAAGCGGCCGCAATTCGTGGCCCAAAACGTTCACGCTGTCAAAGCTGGCCGTGTCCGGGAAAAGCTGCAAATAAAACCATCCGGCCAATTTATAAGGCACGACAAAAACCGCCGCGCAAACCTTCGCCAAAATGACAATAAACGACTTGGGCAAAAGCCTAAGCCGGTTGTTGAATTTTTCTTGAAAAGATTGAATCAATAAATTGTAAACGTAATCTACAGTTTTATTTTCATATGCCATTTTATTTCAAAGCCCCCTGCCATTGCATTTCATATTGACCGCCGCCGATTTCGGCGGAGTTCTTTTTTATTTCGCAAGACAAATTGACGCGGGCCGCGTTTACCGCCTTCAAACTCGCGTTGATTTTGTCCGCTCCGGCTTCTTTTTTAATCCAGTCCAAGTCACGGCCAGCGGCCGCCTGGGCGGCCCGCAAGTTTCCGCTAGTGAGCGGAAGGCCTTCGACCATCGCGCCGAATTCGCTTTGAATCCACTCGACTTTTTTCGTTCCTGGAACAAGGTTGCCCCACCAAGTTTCCTTTGGCCGCGCGTTCAAGTCCTTTTTGTTGCCGCCAAAAAGCGAAAGCAAAACCGCCGTGTCAAAATTTCTGCAATCTTTTATAAGGCCGTCTTCCAAAACAATGTCGCCGCCGTCAAGCGTCGATTTTAAAAGAACGTCGCCTTCAAAAACATTCTTGTCGTCTGCCATTTTTCCAGCTCCTATTGAACATCCGTCGCGAGCGGGTCGGGGTTGGGAGTTCCAACCGCCGGAGCGCCGCTTCCGCCGCTAACGGCGACGATTACGCTGCCGCTTGGTATCTTCACTTCCAAATTGTCAACAAAATGCTTGACAATAGCCTTGCCTATGTCTTCCCATTGCGCCTTTATTTTTGCCTTCATGTCGGCGGGCGCGTTTTCCGCTATTATGCAATCGGCGATCGCGTCGCCAAGCGTCGTTCCGTTCAATGCCATAAAAGCCTCCCTATGCGTTGCTTACGTTTTTTCCAGTCTGCGGCGCGCCGGTGTAAAGGCAATAAGGAACGCCGCAAAAGCATCCCGTTCCGTCCGGCGTTGCCGTTCCCTTGCACTTTACGCTTCCGCCCTTCAATTCCGTCGTCTGCCCTTCGATTGTTATTTCGTCCGCTTTAAGCTTTAATTTTTTACCCTCAAGGCTAAAATCATCGGGGCTAATCATTTCAATTTTTCCGTCACCCAAAAGCTTGACGGCGGCCTGCACTTCTCCATTCTTGTCGCGCGAAAATAAAATCTTTTCGCCGGGCTTCGCTCCCTGCGATTCCGTCAAAACGCCGATCGCGGCGAAGTTTCCGCTGCCGTCAATCTTTACCAAAACAATGCGGTCGTCGGCCAAAGGCGGCGAATCGTCGCCGCTTGCCGCGAAAGTTTCCGCCGTGATGTTCGCGCCTAAATACGCTTCCACCGTTTGCACGATGTATTTGTCAATCGCCGTTTTAATGAGCTTTCCTATTCTTCCCACGGGAACGCCTCCGGCAAATCGCCGTTCCTGGATTCCGGCAAAACCAAAGTAAATACGGTTTTTTCGCCGGAACGGTCGTCGCGCGATAAAGTCAAGCTGTCAACCAAAAACTTGGTCTCGCGGTAAATGCCCGCTCCTGGAGCCAATACGCTCACAGCCATATTTTTTCTGTAAAGCTTTCCGTCCGCGTCTTTAATTTTGCTGACAGTCAAAGAATACTTTACGCAATTCGCATACATTTTTCCGGCCAAGGCCTTGACGGAATTTTCAAGCGAGCTGCCCGTAGCGTCTTCAATGGCTTCGCCGTGGCAGCGCAAAATTCCGCGTTTGGTCAAAGACTTGTTTTCATACGTGTATTTTTCGGAATCGTTTTCCGCTGTCGTCTTTGTCCATCCTGTTATATGGCTGTAAATCTTTTCGCCGTCAAATTGCGGAACGCATGACACAAACGGAGTCTCGCCTTGTTTGAAGCTTGCGGAAACGTCTTCGATTTTCGGCTTGTAAATCAAAAGCTTTCCGTCCGGCGTGTTGGTCAAAAAAAGGCCCCGCTGGTCTGCGAGCTTTTGCAAAAAATCCCAAGCCTTTTCGTCAACTTCGGCGCTTACTTTGTCAAACGCGTCGCCGACATCTGATTCGCATTTAACGGAAACGCCAAAAGGCCCGCAAACAGTCTTCGCGATTTCCTTTAAGTTCAAGCCGCTGAATTCCGCCGGGAACAAAGACGGCGGAAGGTCTGAATTTATCAACGCTCCGCAAAGCGGCTGGCCTTGCACAGTAATCGTTTGGGCTTGTGGCCCTACCGCTGGGGTCGCAGGCATTATGCGGCCCTTGAAAATCAAGCCGCCCTCAAACCTTGCTTCCGTCTCCGCGAACGAAAAAGGCATGAACGCGGCCTTTTGTTCCGCGTTCTTTTCGTTCCATGTAGACGCGACAGAAAATCCGTCAACGCCGGAAACGTTTTCCACTAGCGTCCAACCTGTCCATCCCGTGAAATTCTTTCCGTTGATTTTAAGCGAAAAGTCTTGCGCCGCCGTTTCGTTCATAACGACCGAAGAAACGTTTTGGGCGGCCGCCGTGTCTTCCGCGCTTAAATCCGCTTCCTGCGGAACGACCAAAACATCGCCGACTAAAATTAAGGGGCTTCCGTCAATAGCCTTGGCCCGCGCCGATAATTGCGGATTCGCGCGGACAATCTTTGGCCATTGCGCCGGGTCTCCGTAAGACTTTTGCGCGATTTTTGAAAGCGTGTCGCCTGGAGCGACTGTCCAGGAATTACGCATAATATCTTATCTCCCGGCCCATAGGCAACTCGACAATTTCGTCCGCGTTCAATTTATTGTCCATGATGAATTCGTCAAGGCGCGAAAATCCGTCCGCGCCGTAAAGCTCGCAAAGCAATTCAATGACTTGGCGGTCGCGGCCAAGCTTGCAAATTCTAGTTGTCGGAAGGCTAAAGGATGCCGTCTGAATGATTTTGACCGCCGCCGTGACGTTTTCCAAAAGCGCGGCGTAACCTTCGCCGCTGTCAACGAAAGCGTCTTTTGCCGTTTGGCTGTCCATGTAGTTTTTGTAGGTCTCAAACATTTCTACGATAGAATCGGCGGCAAGCAAAGCGTGGCTTCTGCTGGCAAAGCCGCCGCTTGAAACGCTGGCCATCGTTGAGCCGTTCTTTTCCGTTTTGCCGCTCGCGTCAAGCGCGCTTTTTGCCACGCCATAAGAAACGGCGGAAACGATGCCGCCCAAAGCGACGCTGGTAGCGGCGTATTGATTTTTTATCGCCGCCGCTCCGACCGGGTCGCGTTTGATTGTGTTCAAAATGCTTGACGCGATTGTCGCGTAGCCTTCGATTTTGGCCATCGCTCCCATTACAAGTTCGCCTGGAAGTCTTATAAGCTGAATCATCGCCGTTGCGATTTCCATAGCGCTGCCGACCATAACGTCAACAGTTCCAATCATTTTGTTAAGCGTGTTTTTTACTGTTTGAATTTCCCTTGAAATTTTTCTCGTTTCTTCCCTAAAAGCGTTCACGTCTTCCATGATGTCCGCGATTCCTTGATTGATCGCGTCAATTTGCGCCTTTAGCGTCGCCTGTAGGTCAAGCTGGTCGTCAATGCTCGCTGTCTCAATCATGTCCGCGAACGATTCCGCTGCGGTGTCTTCGTATGCCTCCGCCGCCGCTTCAAGCTCGTCAACCGCCGCCACTTCGCCGTCCGGGAAGCTCTCATCGACAATCGTCTCCGCGAAAGTCACTTTGACACGGCTTTCGTTCAACGAAGAAACAAGGTCGTCGCTCCGCTCAATGTCGCCGGTAGGAACGACGTTGATTTTGCCATAAATAGGATGCTCCAAAACGCCAACGCCGCGCTCGCAAAGCGCGTCTTCAAATTCGCTGGCAAGCGTCAAGCAATCGCCGCCGCTAAAAATAGCGGTCATCGGAAATTTCTTGCCGCCAAGTCCAAGCGGCTGAATTTCCGCTCCGTCAACATCCGGAAAAGTGTTCTCCGCCGTCTTCAACGGCGTTTTGCGGCTCAATCTTGAATCGTAATTGAATTCTATTTTTTTTCCGCTGGGGGCCGTGTAAGACGCTCCGCCGATTTCATCCTGCCATGCCATTACCTGCCTCCCGTGTTAAGCGTAAAATTCGGAGCGGCGGCGGAGCCGTTCTTGACTTCCAAGCCGTCCGCTAGTCCGACTTCAACGCGGCTAGTCGTTACGCTTTCCTCGCGCGAATAACTATTTGCGGCGGCCGCTGATGCGGTCGGAGCCGCTCCGGCAACGGCCGCTTCGTCTTCTTCCGTTTTCGGAAGGCCGCCGCCATTTAAAAGGTTTTGGCGCGTCGTGTCAAACCAGTTGTTCATTTTTTCGCTTAAAGTTCCGATGCCAGGCAAAAAAGACAAGGCTTGAAGCATTCCCTGCAAAGGCGCGACCAACCATTGCAAAATCGCAAGGCCAATCATTTTGAGGCCGTTCAAAAATCCGCCAGCTTTGAAGGCCGCGAAAATGTCAAAGACGCTTCTAATCATTCTCCACGCCGTTTCAAAAGGCGTAACAAGAAATTTCAAAATCGCGCCGCCGACTCCTGTCATGTTTCTTATCTTTGCGAAAAATCCGTCAACGGCGTCCGTAACAGCTTTCCACTTGTTTGTCAAAACAAGAATGATTCCGACCAAAAGAACGATTCCGGCAATAACCAAACCAACCGGGTTGGCGGCAAAAGCTGCGTTCAAAGCCAAGGCGACAAACCTGGCACCTTTCATAACCGCTGATAAAGCGGCGACGGCGATTTTTGTTTTTTGGCTCGCAAACGCTAAAGCGGATGTCGCCGCCGCGCTTCCTTTTATCGCTATTCCATAAGCCATCTGAACGGCGGTCGCTATTTTCGTCGCAACCGTGTAGACTTTGATTCCAATCGCAACCGCATCATTTAAAGTCCGCCACAAAACAAAAATGCCGACAAGAGAGCCGATGACATAGCGCATCGCCCAAGCCGCCTTTACAAAGCCGCTTACAACATCGACGGCGGTTATTAGCGAGTTAATCAACGGCTGGGGGTCAAAGTTTGACACGGCTTCCGTAAGCTGCCGGATTGCGTCGCTGCCCTTGCCTTTGAACGCCTCGACAAATTTAAAGCCTAATTCCGTCAAGGCTGATTGCAGCACTTTGAATTGATTCATAAGGCCGCCGCGCATCACTCCCGCTGCCGCCGAAGCCGCGCCCATTGAGTTGGCCGCCGCCTGGGCGTATTTGTTCAAAGCGTCTTCGCCGGTGTTAAGCATCGCATCAATAGCGGCGATATTTTGTTTTCCAAAAATTGCGTATTTAAGCGCTGTTTTTTGAACGTCGCCCATTCCGGCCATCGCCTTGTTCATCTGTCCGATGATTTTTGGAAGCGGCAAAAGGTTGCCCTCCGCGTCCGCCGTTTGAATGTTCATTGTTTTTAACGCATTCGCCGCCGCCGCAGTTGGCGAAGACAGATTTACCATAATGTTTCGCAAATGAGTTGCAGCTTCCGCGCCTCTTATGTTTTGATTCGCAAGAGCTGTAAGGCTGCCGCTAAAAACATTAAGGTCATTGTTCGCCGTTGTGAAAAAACTGCCTGTTGCGGAAATTGCCGCTCCAACATCCTGTAAGCTCATATATGCGCTGTTTGCGGTATAAGTCATAACGTCGGAAAGCCGCGTCATGTTCGCGGCTAATTGCGCCGGGTCTTTGCTTTTCATTCCTAATGTTGAAAGGCTTCCAATCGCCAAGGCGACGGCATCGTCCATGTTCACACCCGCGGCGGTCGCCAGGTCGGCTACGCCAGGCAAAAGCCCGACGGCTTGGCTTGCGTTTACGCCCGCCTTGGCCAAAGTCTCCAACGCTTTGCCTGCTTGCGTAGCGTCAAATTCTGTAGCGGCGGCGACCGCTCTTGTAGCCGCTTCCATTTCTTTTAATTTTTGTTCAAAATTGTCGGCTTTAATAAAAGCAACGCCAAAAGCCGCGCCTGCCGACCTAATAGAGCCTTCAAAATCCGCGTATTGTTTTGTAGCCGCGACAAGTCCGGCGGCAGCGGCTCCGATTCCGATTCCAACCGCCATCTTTCCGGCGGCGGCCACGCTCCGGCCAAAAGCGTCAACGCGAGCCTGGGCGGCGGCCACGCTTCTATTCCACGCTCCGCCGACGGCGCTTCCTGCCGCGCTCATTTTTTTTAGTTGGGCGCTCGCCTTGTCAAGAATCGAAAATTCTGTCGCAACCTGATATTTTGTCGCCATCGTTTTATCCTTAACTACTTACGTAAGTAGTTATTCGTTTTCTTCTTCTTCCGCGCCGACGTTGTATGCTGGCTCGCCGTTGTTGTTCTCAAGAGTGTGCGGAACAAAGTCCATGCGGGCCATAAGCTCGCGCTCGCGCTTTTGTGTCTGCATAACCTGCAAGAATGACATTCCGCTGTGCCGCCTGGCTTCCAAGTCGTAAGTCGTTAAGCCGTTGTCCAAGAGCTTTTCGCTCGCGTTGGCCTCTTTAAGCCTGTCAACGCTTGGCCTGTTCAATCCAGTCCAAGAGCATTGCTGCCAAGCGCTCACGATTCGCCAAGCGTCCGCCATTCCGTAAGAGCGGACAAAGCCGGGCAAATCAATCTGCCCGGTCAAAGCCATCTGCGTGAGCCAAGAATTGTAAATCGGCTGCGTCACGTCGCCCGCGAATTTTTTCACAAAGCGGCCAAGGTAAATTTCAAATTCATTGTTGGCTTGTCGGCTCGCGCTGTAGTTGTTCCCGAATTCAAGCATAAGGACTTCCGGCGGAATGCCCTTCGACCAAGCCAAAACAGCGATGACTGATTTTTCAAAAGTGGAATAGTTGACGTTGGGCCGGTTCGTTTGAAAGCTTTGAATTTTGCCGCCGGCGGGGGTCTTATAGACAGTTCCCGGATTCATTATGTCAATCTGATTTGTCGGCGGATTGAGTATCGGGCCGTAATTCGCTGGCAAAGCTCCGTCCGGGTTGGGCGGAAGCGGAGCGCCTTGAATCGCTCCGGCCGCTCCCTGCGCCGGAACGGCTCCGCCGCCCATAGAGCGGGCCAAGTCCGCCGGGCCGTATGTCTTTATTTCGCCTGGGGCTTCTTCAAGGAAAAGCGGAATCATCGCGTTTACCAAAGCGGCCCGGACTTCCGCGTCTCTCGTCCTGTCCAAGTCCTTTAGCATATAGATTGAATCGCTCAAAAGCGGCTCGCCGCGCACGTCGTCAACAAAGTGCTCGCTGCCGTAAACCATCCAGCTTATGAGCCTTCCGCTTTTCTCTCCGCGAACGGGAATGCGCTCAAAGCTGTATTCCTCGCCAATCTGCGAGCGAACATAAAAGGCAACCTTTTTTCCCCAGCGGTCAAATTCAACGCCATGCTTGATGTAGTGCCCTTCGCGCAAGTTGTAAACGTCGGGCGTTCTTATATGGTCGCCGTTGACCCATTGCCAGCGCGGAAGGTTCGTGTTTTGATCAATGCGGCTAATGATAATGCCGTCGCCGCTTATAAGGCTTTCCATGCGGACGCGCTCCTGGAAAGCCCCGAACGATTCTTTTTTGCTCCAATCAAAAACGGCGGGCGTGTTGGCGTAAAGGTCAAACTGCGTGGCGATTTTGTCGCCGTATTGAACGGCCAGAGCCTCGCGCTCTACTTCGCCAAGTTGCGGAAAAAGAATAGCGCCCACGGGGGTTGGCGTGGCAACTATTCCCGTGTGCACTTCGTTCCAAACCAAGCGGCGGATAACGCCCTTGGCGTAAAGGTTCGTTCTAAAAAGCTGGGCGCTGCGTTTTCGCAGCTTCCAATAGTCAACAAAAGTCCAATCGCTCACCGGGCCAAGCGAGCCGAAAAATTTCGAGCCGTTCCAAAAGTCGCCGCCGTAATAATCGCCAAGCGCTTTGACGGCGATTTTTTTCAACGCCGCGCCGTAATTGTCCAAAGTTCCTTCGCCCATATCAATATCCCGGAATGACTTGCTTCCAATGGTCGCCGCCATTCAAAGCCCGCTCAATCCTGTTAATTTCGTCTATCAATTTATCGCGGCGCGCGTAAAGCGTCGCAAGGTCAGTTCTCTTTACAGTCTGCCGGTCTTGGCCGGAATCAATCGTGTATTCTTGAACGCCGTCCGCGCCGCTTGTCGAAGTGAAGGCGAAAATCGCGCGGTTAAGGCCGTCAAGCAAAATCTTGTCGTTTCTTAAAGTGATAATCCAAAAGTCGCGGCCGCCTACGTTCGCGACTTCGTTGGGGTCTTCAAGCTGCATTCCCATTCCTTGCCCCCTGCCACATACAGCCCAATAGATTTTCGCGGCCTCTTAATGCCAGCCGCGCTCCGTCCTGCTTGAATCCGTCTTGCTCAAAGACGATAAAGTTTTTGCCGCAATTCGCCAAAAGAATCGCGACGTGTCCGTAGGGGTTTTTGTCCGTCGCTCCCCAAACCAAAACATCGCCCGGCGTGTAGTCCGCAAGCGGAAAGTCTCGCATTACATTCAATTCGCCTGGATTGTCAATCAAGTCCTTTGCCCCGATAACCGGCGGCGACTGCTTAACGCCCAAAACGTCCGCGCAATATTGCCTGTAAAGGTCAACGCATTGCGCGCCGTAGTGCTTGTCGTAATCGATTTTTTTTCCGTTGTTTTTGCAAACAAATTCGCTCAAGCGCATTTTCTCAAATCCTTAAAAAAGGCCTTGCAAAAGCCATGGCAAAAACCAAGTTTTTTTCGCTAGGGGAAAGTCTCCTGCAAGGCCCAAATTCCAATTTTATTTTTTTGTCGCTTTCCAAATGCCAAAAATAATAGTAAGCAACGCGATGACCGCTCCGCCGATTGTCTCAATAATGTTTGACTGCAAGCCGCCCAAACAAAGCAAAACGCCGGAAACGACCGACAAAACAATGACGACGATTGTCATCCAGTTAAAGCGGCCTTCGTCTTTGGCCTTTTTAACTGTGGCGACAATCAAGGCCGCCAAGCCAAAAGAGTCCACCGCGATCGCGACAGCGTCCGCAAGCGGAAAGTTGCCAAAAAAGCCGATTCCAACGCCAACGGCAAACAATACCGCGCCGATAATTGCAAATACTTTGCTCATTTTTTCTCCTCGGAGCTTTCAAGCTCCTTAATTCCGTTATAATTTTTTTCAAGCTCCTCATAGAGAATCTTGAACCTAGCCATATTTACAAACCATTCCTCTGGAACAGTCACGCTCCGCGCCTCTTTGTTCCGCTCCGCCCATTCCGCTTCCGGGAAAATCGGAAACGCCAGCGGCGGAACATAAAGGCGGTCGATGTATTCAACCCTTGGGCTTTGACAGCACGCCAATAGCGTTGTCAACGCTGTCGCCGCTATCAAGAGCGTTAATCTTTTCATTCGCTTCGTCCTTGTTTTTTTTCAAAACGTCAACCGCGTTCGCGAGCCTTGCCGCTTGCGCCGCGTATTCGTTCTTCGCTTTTTCCGTGGCCTCCAGCTTGCACTTCAAAACGCGCAGCTCTGAATTCAAGTGCCGAATGACCAGGCTCAAAACAAAAATCGCTACGGCGCAAACCGCGCCGCCTATTAAATAAAACTTGGTCATTGTTCACGTTCCTTGGCTTGTATTTGCTTTTGCCATACATTGCCGCCGATGTAAGCTACTCCCGTTCCAATCAAAATCGTTGCAACGCCGCCGAACCAAGAAGGAACGGGCTTGTCCATAAGTGAACAAGCGCCGCTAAACAAAATTATCAACGTTCCCAACGACATCGACCAAACGGCGATAATCCATTTTCTACTTGTATGCTTTGCGCTTTTTTCTTCATAGATTTCTTCTTCTTCCATTTCGCGCTCCTAATTCTTCAATCCGATTTTTACCGCGATAAATCCGGCAATCGCCGTCAAAACGCCTTTGAAAATGTAATCCATCCACGCCGCCATTTTTTTTGTCTGCTGGTCGTTTTCCGTCAAGCGGTTTTCGATGTCGCGAACGCGCGCTTCAAGAGCTTCGATTTCTCTCGCGCGCGTGTCCATCCTTTGCGTCAAATGTTTGACGTCGTTCCGCAGCTCTGCAAGGCCGCTCAATATTTTTTCAAGCTTGTCTTCGTTTGCTTGCAAGTTGTCCACAGTTTCCCCCGCTTTCCCACAAAATTATTTTTTTTCCGCCGCTTGCATTTTGATAAGCGACGGAATTAGCGGGTCATACCAAAACCGCAGCTCGGCCAAATCCATTTCTTGCGGCTTGGTCGGCAAGTGGTAGTTTTGATAAATTTCTCGAATCATAACCGGCACGCCGCTAAAGGCGGAAACGCTTTTGCGCTTGCCGCCCGCCGCGATCGTAACGGTTAGCCCGCAATAAAAAAACTGGCGACCGTGTTCAAAATCTTAAAGTCGGTGTTATGGATTTTCGCAAAAAAAGCGACATCCTGCCCCGTTATCGCGGAAAGCAAAGCCGCCGTCTTGTGGAATCCTTCCTGCTCTTTGAATTTGTCCATCGCCATGTATGCCGCTCCGCTCGGAGCCTCAACGCAAAGTTTTTTTCCGGCGTAACCCGCCGGGCTTTTGTCGCTGATTGTGTATTCAAAATCGTTGTCGCCTGTAAGAACAAGGCGGCCCTTTTGAATCGCCTTAATGAGCTTGGCCGCTCCCGCGTCCAAAAGTTTTTCGCCGTTCGGGCCTGTAACGAACAAGTCAATGTCGTTCGCGTCCGCCCATTGTTCCAAATCCTCGCGAGCGAGTTCTTCGCTCATTTCAATCTTTTCTTCGTTTTCTGCCATTTTAATTCCCCTATGAAAAAAAATATTGCAAGGCGGGGGCCGTTAGGCCCCCGTCATGCTCTTTTACATATAGCGCCAATCGCCCGCAAGGCTGATTGACATTGTGTTCGCGCCGCCGTCCAAAACCTTTTCGTCGGTTATCTGCATTGAGCCGGACACAAGAGTTCCGTCCACCTTGGTCGCCGACACGTCAACAAAGTCAAGGTTCGCCGCCGTCTCTTCGATATAGGCTTGGTCGCCTCTTGAATCGTCGATGACGATGTTGATGTCTGTAATCGTGCCAGCCACCTTCTTTTTTTTCTGTCGGAAAGTTCCGTCAGAATTAGGCAACACTTCGTTCTCAAAGCCGGGCAGCTTAAACTTCGGCTCGTCTTCGGAATCGCAAGTAAAGCGCCTTCCGCCAATCACAATGCTCTCAAGAGCGCCGGATGATTTTGACATTTTCTAGCCTCCGTTATTCGCCAACATACTGGCCAAAGAAAACTTCGCCGTTCACAATCTCCACGTTGCCGGAGACCTTGACCGGGAAAACATAGTCAACGCGCTTTGAGTTGGCGCTGTTGATGCTGACTTCCAAATTCTCAATCGTGAAATCGGGGTCGCTGATAAGGGCGTTGTCGCCCAAAGAAACGGCCAAGTTCGCGAACATTGTTTTGAAAGTTTTAGGCTGCAAAGCCGTCTTGTTGCTTGTCGCCTGCGAATCGGGAACAAGCGGCGCTCCCTTTACGCTGGGGGCTTCCGTGATGACGCGCAAGTTGTAAACGATGTTCATCAACTTTACGGCATCGACAACATAGCGCCTGGCCGGGAAGTTGCCCTCGCCCTGCGGGTGGTAGAAAGTCACGATGTCGTTCAACGTCGCGACGCTTCCGTTCGTGATGTTTGTCGATGAGCCCTTCTTGACGCTCTGGTCGCGGATTGTCGGCGTTTCCTGCGCGCTGTCCGCGCCGCGCTTCAATCCGGTCAAGTCGCCGGTGTAGTTCTGCGGCGGGTTCTCGTTGGCGGTCGTAACAATGTCCAAAAGTCCTTTGGCGGCCACGACAAAAGGAAGCTCCGGGCTTCCTACACTTTCGATAAGGAAGTTGACAAAATCGCTCGGCCTTGAATCGGTCACGATTGTGCGGACGCTGTAAGCGTCTGTAGAGCCGTGCGCGACCAAAACGGGCATCTTTTCTTGCCAGCCCCAGCGGCCTTCGCCAAAGCTGAAATACTTGTCAAGCAAAGCGCTTTCGCTTCCGTCGGCGTTCTTATAGTCGAACGTGTCAAGAATGAAAGTGGCCCAAAGGTTCGGGCCGATCGCTGTCAAAGCGTCGTCAATGGCGGGAACGCCCGCTCCATCGGCGAAGGCCGTGATTGCCACGGTCAAGCCCGGAATGTCGCCGCTCATAGAAAGCGAAATTCTGTTGCCAAGCGCGCCGCTCCACCTGGCGGTCAACTTGACATAGGCGGGGTCGTCGCCGCTGGCCTCGATGACTTCGGCGGCGGCGGGGCGTTCCAAAACGCCGTTGACCGCGCTCACGATGTCGGCAATAACAGCGTCGGGCGTCGCTCCCTTCGCGACGGAAAGCTGGATGTCAATTCCGCCCAAGTTCAAAACGCAAGAAGCGGCGGCAGTAGCCGCCGTTCCTGTAACCAAAATTGAGCCGCTTGCCTTCACAAAGCCGGAATCGCCTTTGACGACCGGGCAAATGTAAACGGGAAAAGCCGCCGACTTTCCGCTTTGCGGGAAAAGCTGGCGGGCGGCAAGGTGCAAGGGGCTTCCGTAGCCGTAGCGTTCGCCGATTTCGGCGGCGCTTCCCTGGCACTCGTATTTTTCAAGCGAATAAACAACATCGTCGTTGCCCTGTCCGATGATGACAAGCTGCTGCGGCAGCATCTGGACTTTTCCGACGTTGAAGTTTTTGGGAGTCACCGTAATGCCGGTGATTCGGCTAACCCATGAATTAGGAATCGCCATTTTCTTCGTTCTCCTCTTTTTCTGTATCACCGCCAAAATGGACGCGGCCGTTTTCGTCCGCGACAATTCCGACGATGTCCCAATCAAGCTCGCCTTCCGTTATGGCTACGTTTTCAACATAGTCAACCGTTAGCGTAACTCGAACCATCTTTACTTTGATCGCGCTGCGCGTGTTGCTGGGTTCGCCCGCTTGGAAGCTCCAAGCCACACGGCCCACAATTCCGCGAAGTCGCAAATAGGTGTTCGCCTCGGCCCTTAAAATCCTGCGGACAAGCCGCGCGGTTTTCCAGGCTCTTTGCGCCGCCTTAAAGCTGAATTCGCCGTCTTCCGCGGCGTTTCCTTCCGCGTAGCAATCGACGTAAATCTTGGCCGTAAAGGCCTGCTTGTTTACGCTTGCCGTTCCCTTGTCGGGGTCGGACGAATCCAAAATGACATTCACGCACGGAAACGGATTCGCTCCCGGCGTGTCTTCGTCAACGTATTGCAGCGGGTCGTCGCTTTCCACATAAACGGCCACATTGTAGTCGCCGCTATCGGTCGCGCCGCTTTCCGCCGCAAGCTCCGCCTGCCGCCTAAAGTCAACGGCAAGCAAAGCCGCAACTTGGTCGCGGATGACTTCAATGTTGTCTGGCTCGCTTTGAAGCTCGCCGCAAGCCGGTTCAATCGTTTCCGCCATTTTCCACCGCCAAATCGCAAGTCATAAAAATGCGGTTAAGGCCAAGCGTCAAGTCCGGCTCCGAAAAGCTCACGAACATTTTCTGCTCGCGCCCCTCCAAGTCCGTCCATCTCACTTTCCAGCCCCTCCGGGGCGTAAGGACGCGCTCGCCTGCGTCCTTGACCCGCTCGGCTTTGTATGTCGCCCAGCAAGTCCGCCCGGCCACCTTGTTCCCGTCGGTGTCCACTTCATAGCCGATGTCGCTTAAAAGCGCCAACACGCTCCAAGTTTTCCCCAACGGGTCGGAAAGCGTAATAAGCGTGTTGCCCGCTTGCTCGCCCTCCACGATAACCGCGCTATCCCGCTTGGCCAATTCCCGCAAATTCATTTTCTTTTTTTGTCGCCGCCTTTATGGGCGGACTTTTCTTCGGCGGGTTTTTCCGCCTGGACGGGGGCTTCCGCTTCCGCCTTTTTTTCTTCAACCGGGGCGGCGGCCTTGGCCTCGCTTCCGGCTTCGACAATCACCTTGCTTTTAAGCAAAGTCTGAACGCTTTCCGCGCTCAAAGCGTCGGCGGGCAAAAGCTCGCCAGGGCCAAAGACAACGCCCTTCGCTGTAACCGCGCGGCCTTCGGCCACCACGAATTTTTTATCCATAGCGGCCTCCGGTTAAGCGCGTGTCTTCAAGCAACCGACGCGGTCGATTGACACAGGAATCGCCAAGGCGCGCATCTTGCTTTCCGCCGTGTAGGTGTCCTGCTGCTCGTCTTCAAAGACGCGGTTGTGGACGCGGATGAATCCGTCGTAAGTAACAACCGGGGGAACAACGCCGACAAACGGCTCCTTCATTCCCAAAGTCGGAACGCCCGCGAAAACGACGCGGAAATCCAAGTCTTCAAGGCCTGTCGTGATGACTACCTTGTCCTTGTCAAGGTAGTCATACTTTGTGCTTCCGGCCAAAGTCTTATACTTTGAGTTGTAAACCCAAAGCTCTAGGCGATGGCTTCCGAACATGGCCCAGCCCATGAAACGAGCGCCCTTGTTCTTCAAGCCGGGGTTGAGGCTTCCAAGTCCAAGGCCGTCCTTTTGAATCATCTTCTCAAACGTAGCGTCGGCGATGATGTCTTCCCAAGCGCGCGAGCCGAAAATGGCGATCGCGGGGTCGGCCTCGCCGTCGCTGGCGATGACATCGCAAAGGCTTGTGATGTCGGCCACGGGGGTCGCGCCGCTGCTGCCCCAGTCCCTTCCGGCTGTCGGAAGGTGCGAGGCGCTCTGTCCAAAGTCAAGCTCGTAGGTAACGCCGGCCTTTTCGTCGGTCAAGGAAATCTTGCCGGTCTGCAAAGCCTGGGCGCACTGAAGCTCAATGTTCTTCGCGAACATACGATGATACTTTGACAAAGTTCTCGTGATGATTCTCACGAGGCGGCCGAACCAAGTTCCGACGGCATCCGCGTCGTCCGATTCGCCGGGCTGGCGCTCCATAAGCTCATGCAAGTTGATGGGCTTCTTCATGGCCGAATACGGCGGGCGATACTTGTTCTCGCGCCATACGTCTTCGTTCACGATTACCGCGCCGGTCTTCGCGTCGCGCAAAGTCGGGGCCACGGCCTCGGTGTTGCGCTCAACGTCAATCTCAACATATTCCGCTTCCGTGTAGTCTTCCTCGGTTGTGCGGAAAAACGACGACAAAAAGCCTTGGACGGGAACGCCGCGGCCTTGTGTGAACATTCTTAAAACTTTCTTCAAAAAGTCCATAATTTTCTCCCAGCCCTTTTTGGCTTATTTAACCACGTCAAGGGCGATGATTGAGTAATTGCGGAGCATATCCTTTCCGGCCGCTGTCAAAGCGTCGCTTCCGACGTGGCACTTTGTCGCGTCAACGCGTCCGCTGATTACCGCGCGGATTTCAAAATCCTTGGCGCTCGCTGTCGCGTTTGTCAAAGTCTCTCCGACAAAAACGGCCACGGGCGTTTCGTTTGACAAATTGCTCACGGCCACGAATTTTCCGTTAGAGTCGCGTTTAAGCAAAGCGCCCTCGCTTACGGAACCGCTGGCGGCGATTGTCAAAGCGCCGCTTTCAAACTCGTTGTCGCCCAAAAGAATGTCGCCAACGGCGTGAACTGTAGACTGATAGTTGCCTGTCATTTGTCCCATTTGTCCGCTCCTGTTTCGCGGTCGAAGGCGGCCATAACGGCGTTCTTGTCCGCGTTCTTGTCGTTCTTAGGCAAATTAACGCCTGGAACGTCCGGGTCGGCAGCCTGCGCGGCCAAAGCGCGTCCGGCGGCTCCCTTGTCCATAAACTCGTCAACCACGTCGGGGTCCGCCGGGTCGCTTCCGTTCTTTATGCAATCAAGGGCGTAATCCTTGGCTCCGGATTTTTCGCCCATTGCAAGAAGGCGGCTCGCGCGGGCCTGCTCTTTGGCAATACCGGCGGCTTCGCCCTCGGCGACAATCTCGTTGTAAACTTCCGGATTGTCGCGCTTCAAATCTTGAGCTGTCATCTTCATACAGCCTCCCTTTCTATTTTTTTCTTCCGCGTCTGCGCAAGAATCGGACGGCACGCCGCCCTTGAATCCCAAAGCCAAAGCGGCCGCCCTAAACTCGCGGCCTTCCGTCTTGTAAGCGGCGGCGACAGTCTGCATTTTCTTGCGGGCCACCGCCAGCGCTCCGCGAGCGCTGACAAAGCTTTCGTCCTTTGTGGCGGAGCTTCCAACGTCAAGCACGATGTCCGCGAATCCCGCGTCCATGATTTCCTTGCCCCAAAGCCAAGTCTCCGCGTCCATCATCGCGAGGATTTCTTTTTCTGATTTTCCGCTTTTCTTCACGTAAGTTGCGGCCATAACATTGTCAATCTGCGACAAAAAGTCCGCCGCGTCTCGCAACTCGTTCTTGTTCCCGGCCACGATGTCCCAAGAGTTGTGAATCATGTAAACGGAATTATCTTCCGCCTCAACCTTGTTTTGTTCCGGGTTGACGCTGGACGCGGCCAAAGCGATGACGCTTGCCATGCTCGCGGCCAAGCCTTGAATGTAAGTCGTGATTTTTACGTCGGGATTGCTTCTCGCGAAGTCGCGAATGATGTTAAAGATTGTGATGCCCTCAAAAACGTCGCCGCCTGGGGAATCGATTACAATCCGCATTTCTTTTTCGTTGTCTGGAAAAGCCGCGAGGGAATCGCGGACAAAAGCGCTGGAAATTTCTTCGGAAACGCCGGTGTATTTTCCCCACCAGTCCTGCCCGATAACTTTGTCAATTGTCAATTTGAACATAGAGCCGATTTTAAGGCCGCCTTGTAAAAAAAACTATGACTTTTATTTATACCTTTTAAAATTTTTTCGCCGCTCCCCCCGCGCGCGCGGCTGGCAAAAAAAAAGCGGCTACTTACGTAAGTAGTCGCTAAAAGTCAAACAAATCCCGCTGGACTTCCTTCTTGGGAATCAAGTCCGGCCACCGCCCAAGCTGCGTCTTTGGAACAAAGATTTTTTCGACCGCCGAATTGCCCGCGCCCGATTGCAGCATGACCGCCTTTTTTATTTCCGCCACGCACTCAAACCGCTCCGGCGGCATCCAGTATTCGCTTATGTAGCACGGCT